AGTTCTGGCGGACGTATCTCACTGAGTGGAGAGAGGCGTATCGCAATATCCCACGCGCGCACATAGTCGAGCAGTGACCATCATGCGCGCCGACAAAGGAGGTAGTCATCATGCCCAAGCGCCTTGTGCCGGTTGGAAACAAAACCTACGAGGTGAACACCCAACGCATCCACAAGACAGCCTGGAAAGCCTCCGGCAATTACGAGGGCCACATCTTCGAGGGAAGAGGGAGAACCGAAAGCGCTGCACTGATGAGTTGGGCTGAGGCCGCCAAGGCCCGCGCCGTTTAGCCCGCGAACCGCCGCCACACCTCAAGCGCTGAATCGATGGGCGCATACGCAATCAGTACGGCATCCGCTCGATCCGGCGACACGAAACCGTCGGGCGTCTTTTCGATGAGGAGCTTGCCGCTGCCGTTGCGGCCGTATCGAATCTGGGTCAACTCACTGAACAGGTCCTCGAGCTCCGGCAAGCCGGGTCGTATCGAGAAGATCTCATCGCGATCGACCGCCAGTCCCTGCGTGACGGCGAGGTGCGTGCGCTCGATGCGTCGGCGCAGGTGCATCCATGCCTGCGCCTTGAAATTGGCGTACCTGTCTTTGTTCAGCCGGCCGTCGCCGATGTTGTCGCCGTCTGGATCCTCGACCCCGGCGCTGCCGAAATAGGGCTGCGCGACCACAGCCGGCACATCCTTCATCCGGGCGCGGTCGGGGTTGATGATCTGCTCGAGCAGCTCGCTGATCGATTGCCCGATGCCGTCGCCGTCGTAGACGAAGGTGGCATCCGCGACGAAGCCCCAGGCGTCGGCAAGGCTCACCGCCTCGAGGAGCGAGCGGTACAGGTTGGATTTCGTGTCCCGCCCGCTCCAGCTCTGCAAGTGAACCAGGTCCGTCCCATGCCGGGCAGCCACCGCGCAGCGATTCGCCCCTTCGCCCGCGGGATCGAATGACAGCCGGCGCCAGCCGGTTGGCGCTTTCGTGCCGAAGAGCTTCTCCCGCGCACCGACGCAGCTCGGCAGCCAAATCGCCTCGATCAGGCCGCCCGTGGTGCCCGCGCGGTAATCGAGCCCGAACTCCTGCGCGAAGGTCGCAGGGTCGTGCAGCTCGCGCATGCGCTCCATGTATTCAGGGCCACGGCGCGGGTCGTCCGACACCCTGAACGTAAAGACGGGGTACTTGCCGCTGAAGCGTTTGCGGGCGAATGTCGTACCCATCCCGGACACGGACGAGAAGTCGAGCCGGCAATTGGTGTTAGAAGCGAGCGCGGCATCGATCAGCTGCGGGCGCTCAAGGTGCGCGGCTTCGTCCACACCGAAGATGCTGCGCCGGCCGCCGCGACCAATCTGATCGCCGGCCTCGCCGATGATGCTCGAGCCCGTCGCGGGAAAGAACATCTTCATGTGCGAGCGCAGCCGGGGGTTCGCCTCGTCGAAGCCGGCGCGGAAGTACGGCGGGAGATGCCTCACGAAAAAGCGCGCCTTGAACATCAGGCTGTCGCTGTCCTCGGCGTTGTCGACCTTCCGCTCGAGCGCCGAGCCGACGCCGATGGCGATGCCCTGGTGGAAAATACAGAGATAGCTGAAGAGCATCATCGCGAGGGTGCTGACGCCGGCGTCCCGGCATTTCTCGATCAGACCGGGCTCGGATGAGCGCCACCTGGTGAGCATCCATGCGATGCACTCGCGCTGCTTGGGGAATGGTATGAACGGCACCCGCGAGGGCAGCCCGCGTTCGGCGTTGCGCGGCTCGAATGCGTAGCCGAAGTCGGCGATGAAGTCGGCGGCGTGCTCGTCCTGGGCGTAGTGTGCTCGCATCGCCGCGATCATCTGCGGGCCGCCCACGCGGATCGCCTCGAGCAGCGTGGCGCGCCGTGCGAGTTCCGGACCATAGTCGGGGTCGCGCCAATCGTGCGACGCGCGCCAGTCGAAGGCGGTCGCGGCCATCAGCCCGGCACCGTGAGCGAGATACGAATCGGGCGCTCACGCCGGAGCGGTGGACGTGCCTGCCGCTGCTCTGGATCTCGCTCGGCCTCCAGCGCCAACATGAGCGCCCGCGTGGGCGCGCAGGGCGCGGACTCCCAGCGAGCTCGAGCCGCCCCGTGCTGGTAGCCCGCCCACCGCTCGCACGCCAGGTGTTCGCTCGCGCACCGCGCCCGAAAGCGGCAGCCGCTGCACGGCCCCTGATCCGACGCCGCAGCGCCGACGCCAGGGGCGAGCTCTCTGCTCACGCAGGGATCAGCCCGACCACTGCGCCCGGCCTGCCTCTGCGAGCAGCTCGTTCCTCTCGCGGGACGGAGGCATCCGAGACGCCTGGGCAACAAGGTCGCGCACCCTAGTCGGGATGCTGTCGCCGATCGGGCGCGTCACGGTGGGCGCTCCCTGCTTGGCCCAGAACTCCCGAGCGGCCACATTCTCGGGGGAGTTCGGCCCGCTCATGCGCTGCTGCGGCGACAGTTCCGTCAGTCGCTTGAGTGGGTTCGCATCGGCAATGCGGGTGCGAGTGTCGTTAACCTTGGCCGCAGCCCGCCGGATGCGGCGGATGCCGTCCGTGATCTTGATCGCCGCGCTGGATTCCCCGACCGGTGAGGCACCGCCGCCCGCAACCTCCTCGAGCAGCTCGAGCAAGTCACCCGCCGCGTCGAGCACCTCCGACGCGTTGACGTGATCGCCAGGCCCCGGCTCTTGGCCGGCAAGGCGCAGCTGCGACGTCAGTCCGCCGGCCCACACACGCCCTTCGTCGATGAGCTTCCGCGTCGGTCCCGTGCGCACCACAGAGCGCTCGATCTTATCGAGCTCCAGGTCGATGCTTGGTTTCAAAAGAGAGTTCCACACGGCGGACCCGAGAGCGAGCACTTTCTGTCGCGGCGGAGGTGAGCCCGCCAGCTCCCACGGGGCGAGCGCTACCGGTAGCGTGTCGTCTCGCATGCGGAGCTGCCGATGTGCCGGTGAGTCCGCAGAGCGAACATTGTGAATGATCTTCATCATTGGTCAGTTACCTCGCGCGCACTGCGCGCTGTTGGAAATCGGAGGGGGCGCCCGCCGAGCGGCGTGATTGCCGCCCGACGAGCTGCGGGCCACCGGGCAAGGAGACCCGCGGGACCCGTAGGCCCGCAGGGAGGATTCGCCCGAACCAGCGTTCGCCGTTGTTTCGCACACCTGCGACTGGTGCGGCCGCGCACGTCAGAGCCCAACATGCCAGCGGCCCGCCAGAACCTGCCCAGAGTCCTGGCGGATGACCCACTCACGCTGCGCGATCCTGCGCGGGCTCGCCCGGCTCAGCGGCACCAGACAGCAGCGCCTCGAGCCGCTGTTCCCAGAACGCGATCGCCTCCGCGGAAATCTCGACCCGGCCGTGCTGATCGCGCGGCACGTGGACCAGGGAATCGGTGCCACCGGCGCGGCCCTGTTCCTCCAGCTCCCTCAACTCGCCGAGCGGGATATGCACCCAATCCTGCGTCGTCGGCGCGGCATGTCTCACCGCAGCACTCGGCGGCACTACTGCACGCGCACCGCGGAGCCGCTGTCGGCGTTGCTCCAGCGCGGCGTCATCTCGCGAGATCGCCTCCGCTTCGGCATCGATCTCGGCAGCGATGATTGCCAGTGCGGCGGCGCGATGTGCTGACTCAGCGCTGGCGCGCGCCTGGCGGGACTTGCGCTCGGCGGCCTCCAGTGCTGCCGCCGCTTCTGTCGCCGCGACGAGTGTGAGCCGCGCGGCGCTGCGGGCTGCTTCGTGCTTGTCGCTCGAGACTGGCGTTGGCACAGGGCCGGCATCACCATCTCGAGCGGCCTGAGCAAAGCGCCTCGCGAGCCGACCTACTGCGGCCTGATCATCGGCGCCGACGCGCTCCAGGTCCGCCTGTGCGGCCGCGATCCTCCGGCGAACAAGATCGAGTGCTCGCTGGTCGGCCTCGTGCTGCGAGCGGACTGCGGCGAGCTCACCGCGCCGTGCGGAGAGCGTCGCGTGTAAGGCGGTGTTGGTGTCTGTCATTGAGTCCTCGATGTTGGTGGATCAGCAGGCTAAGAATGCGCTGACAGTGATCGCTGTCGTGCCGTCGCCGGCCGTGCAATTTGGCCGTAAATAACGCGGCTGCTCCTGAGCGCCGAGCGATGCAAAGGCACCGGGAGCGGTGAGCGCAGCCGGGCTGAGCTTGTAGAAATTCACCCCGTCGTTGGAGCCTTCGATCTGTACGCTGCCGCCGGAGCCGAAGGTGCCGGACGCC